GTCTATGACGCCTGGGTAGCGGCGCGAGCTGCGGCAGAGGCAGCCAAGGTGCAGCGCGAGACGGACGCAGCGGCGATCAAGCAGGACAACGCGGTCAAGCAACTGATCAACGCCAGCCCGGACCAGATCGAGACCTGGATCACCAACAACGTGACCAACTTGGCCGAGGCCAAGGCGGTGCTGATCCGCCTGACCAAGGCCCTGAGTGCGGTAGCACGCGAGGCGTTCGTAGACGACTAACGCCACCTGGCTCTCAATGCTGCGCGAACCTCTGCTGGCAGCGTCGGTGCAATATCCTTGTCCTGGTGGGTCATCATGGTCCTCGACTTCTGATCAACTGCACAGGCCGTGCACTGCCTCTTATCGTTGCGCAGCTGCCCCTGGTTGACCGTCTCCTGGGCGCCGCAACTGCACTCGACCTGGTACCAGTGCTGCGGCTTCGCCAGGTGCTTCCCGGTGGCCGGGTTGTCGCATGAGTGTATGAGGTAGCGAAGCACTTTCAACTTGCCAAAGGTGTCGCCCTTCCTGAAGGCGGGGGTGGCTCTCATCCGGCCGCCGTATTCAATCTTGATGCTCATTCCCCCTCCCGTGCCCCGGCGATGGCAGCGTCGATTTCTTCTTCGGTAGCTTCGAGCCACCCCATGCGCACAGCCATGCGATACCGCTCAGCGTCTTTCAGCGATTGTTCGTAACCGCTGCGAGACATTTGTATTTCCAAATAGTTGACGCGTTTTCTCATCCGCTCGTTTTCTTCTTGAAGCCGGTCCTTCTCATCCCGCACATTATGCAGCACTGCAATCTCGCGGCGCTGCGCCTCTATCAGATCATCCTGCTCCCGGATGCGCCGTAGCAGTTGCTCACACTCGCGATACTTGCCTTCATACTCACTCATCACTCTGGTTTCCCGTCTAGTTTCCCGCAGTCGTAAGCGTATTGCTTCCAGTCGGCTAAGCATTTACGCGCTTCACGCAAAGTCTTTGCTGCCTTTTGGTCTGCGTTCAAGATTGCCTCTAGTTCGGCGATCATGCTTTCCAGATTAAACCCCATCACCTTGCTCCTTTGTTGTTATGTCAACGTCGTTAAAGATCTCGGCGGCTGGGATGCGATCCGGATAGTCCAGGCACGACACACCCTGAATCTCAATAGGGAGGGTGTGCGGGCTGTAGATCTGGATCTCGCCAGTGAACTTGTTGAAGGCGATCATCAGGGTCAGTGTCTTGGTGACGATTAGCTTGATACACCGCCAGTTGCCGGCACGGTCTTCTTCCAGTGTGCGCAGCACCTCGGTCTCGGTGAACCCGTCCCGCAGAACAGCACAAACATGGGTCTCAGTCTGCTCGATAATCCTGCCGAGTGGCCACTCTTCGGCTATCATGCCGGGGTCATCGAACAGCGTACAAAGCTCTTTGTACTGTTCGTGGGTCAGGTACATGGCGTCACTCATCACCTTGCTCCCTCGCCGCGTCGATGGCGGCGTGTAGGTCTGCGTTGTCTGATTCGTTAAGCATCGAATCGTATGCTTCCCAAATACGCGGCCAGTGCTTGCGCCACCGCTCGGCGTCTTTGCGCAGCCGCTCGTTTTCCTCCTCAAGCTCCCGGATGCGCTTGTCTGATGCATCGCCGTTGACCCACTCGCCTTCTTCGTCCAGCCCCATGCGCCAGATTAGCTCGGGAGTATATCGTTCAAGGTCACTCATCTCATTTCCCCCATGTCATAGCCGACGATCTCGGGGTACTTGCCCCTGGTGTCGACCCGGATCCGCTCAGGCTTTACGAGCTCATGCGAGCGCAGCAGGGCATTGGTGGTCGACGTTGGTGTCGGCATCAATCCGCCGAGCTTGATCCACAACGACCTGGCGGCGGTCGCCGCGTAGCCACTGTGATCGAATGCCAGCCACTTGCTGGCGCGCTGCATGCCATTCGAGTACGCGAAGTTCAGGCGCATCGAGTCGGGCTTGCCGGCCTTCCTGTGCCGCGAAGCAGCCATTGAATCGACCTCGACCCAGGTGGTGGTGCTGATCGGGTCAGCAATGATCCTGAGCGTGCTCGCCGAGGCATTCGGCTGTGGCCGATCCTGCACTGGCCACTCATAGCCGCAGGCGGGGCAGGTCATCGTCGACAGATGCACGATCTCGTCGCACTCCGGGCAGGCCTTGGTCGGCGCTGCGCCCTCCTCGTGATTGACGATGTGTGGCTCAACCCGGTTGACCGGGCCGTGCCTGGCGACGTTGCCGGCGAAGTCGAGCACCAGGCAGTCCTCTTTCCCCGGGGCGATGCGCATCCCGCGGCCCATCATCTGCACGTACAGCACGGTCGACATCGTCGGCCGCAGCAGGGCCATCAGGTCGGTCATCGGGGCATCGAAGCCCGTGGTCAGGACGTTGGCGTTGGTCAGGGCCCGCAGGCGGCCGGCGCGGAAATCGTCGATTAGCTCGGCACGGGTGGCCTTGGGCGTCTTGCCGGTGATGCAGCCCGCGGTGATCCCCCTGGCGGTCAGCGCCTGGGCAACCGCTTCAGCGTGCTCGACGCCGGTACAGAACAGCAGCCAGTGCTTGCGGTGCTGCCTGGCGGCGAAGGACTCGACCTCGTCGAGGATGCGCTCGGTCAGCTGGTCATCGTTGACCCGCTCCTCGAGCTCCGAATGAACGAAGTCGCCGGCGCGAACCGTGATGCCATCGACGTTGATGACCGACTCGGTGCGCTTCGGGTGCAGCATCGAGAGGTAGCCCAGGTCGAGCAGCTGGTCGATGGTCACCCGGTGCGCAATGTCAGTGAAGATCCGGTTGTGTCCGTGCGTCAGCGGCCCGTGCCCTGTGCGGTACGGTGTGGCCGTAAAGCCGATGACCTTTAGGGCAGGGTTGGTCTGGGTGAGATCGTCCAGGAAACGGCGGTACATGCCCTCTGGGTCATGGTTTACCAGATGGCACTCGTCGATGATCACCAGGTCCACGTGGCCGACGTCGTTGGCCTTGCGCCAGATCGACTGGATCCCGGCGTAGACGATCGGCTTCGAGTGGTCGTAGCTGCCCAGGCCGGCCGAGTAAATGCTGACAGGTGGGTGGCCGTCCCAGGCCAGCACCAGCTTCTCGTGGTTCTGCTCGATCAGCTCCTTCACATGCGTCAGCATCAGGATCTTCTGGTCGGGCCACTCGGCCAGCACGCTCTTAATGAACTCGGCGATGATCCAGCTCTTACCGCCGCCGGTCGGCACCTCGATGATCGGGTTGCCATCGAGCTCTTCGAAGTATTCATAGATCGCGTCATGTGCCGCCTGCTGGTACTCGCGGAGCGAATTCGTAGCATTCGAGCTTGACCCAGGGGTAGAGGGTGATCCCTCGCCAGACGAGCTTGTGGCGCTCGTGTTCGATCTGCGTTGATCCAACCCTTGCATGACTCGCGGTTGCGTCGGCCCCACAGGATCCAGCTCCACCTCGTGGGTTATATCGACTGGGCTTGAAATGTCGGCAGGCGCCGCATCGCGCCACCAGTCGATCGTCGAGTTGTCCAGGTCGTCTTTCATCATTGGGCTCCTTTATTAGTTCTGGTCTCGCGCCGAAGGCTTTCCCAGCGCCTCTACAAACGGGTCTACGATGAACTTCACATCAGCTACTTTCATGCCGCCAATCTCGCGACTCTTGATGTGATGCTCCTCGGTCCCTCCGTTTACAAAATTCGCCAGGTCATCTACTCGATATGTGCACCAGTCCTGGATATCGCCGTCATCAGCATCGACAACATCGAGCGGCACCAGGGCGGGGATAAATACGTGGAAGTCGCAGCCGGTGAGCTGGGCCTGCATGTCAGGTATCTCGCAACCCCACCTGGCACAGTTCCAGGTGCCGTTGTCCATCGGGGTCGAGTGGATGCAGGTCCGGCACGTGGCCAGCGGCATGGTCTTGCCGTAGCACACGGCGTTGTAGTCGCACATCCGGCACTTGTAGAAGGTCTCGTCCTGGGCGATGCGCGGCAGTCCCTCCGGCGTCGGCTCGTTGATGATCGTCTCGGCCTTCTTGATGAGTGCCTTGGCATCTTCGGCGTGATAGTCGGTCCGCAGGCTGATCGTCTTGCGACCACCTGGCGTTGAGATCGTCATGTAGTGGCGCTTCAACTTGAAGGCCTTCATGTAGACCTGGGCCTGGCCGTAGTAGGTCGGACTCCAGGCCTTCAGCGCCTTCTTCTCACCGTGCTCCTTGATGGCCTTCTCGACCTCCTTCAGGCGTCGATCGGCAACCTGCTTGTGCTCCCATACATGCCGGGTCTTTGGGGCCTGCAGCAGGCCCAGGATCTTACCGTCGGCGTGTCCGCGGAAGTGGCCTCCGACGTCCTCGAGGGCGAACTGCTCGCCGGTATTCGGATCCCGGACCTCGAGCACCAGGCCGGGCACGCGCTGCAGCCTGGCCGCCATCAGCTCCTCGCCGATGTGGCCATCCTCGAATCGCTTGAGTGTCTCGGCGTCGAAGTTGCGCGCGGCCACCTTGCGGAAGTCGAACCATAGTTTGCGCCAGCACTCGTCGCCGATACTCGATGCGCCCAGGTACCCTCTGGGCGGCTTGGCGTTCTCGAACTCCTCGAGGGCGGCGTCTGCCGCCTCGAGGGTCGGGTCGCCTTTCGGTACTTGAAAGGACAGCCCCATGGCTCAGCGCCCCTGGGTCCAGGCGGGCGCACCAGCGGAGGCTGGCGGCGCGGCGGCAGGCTGAGCGGCTTGTGCCGGCTGCTGTGGCCGCGGCTGCTGAAGCGCCGGGATTTCCGGCTCGAGGTAGGCCTGGACCTTGTTCTTGTCCGGGTACTGCGGATCCTTGTTCTTCTCCACCCCGATGCGGATGGTGATCGGGCGGTTCACCAGCTCCTGCGGATCCCTGAACCCGGCAATGCCGATCGACTTGCAGATCGATGTCATGCGACGGTTGGCGCTCTCGATCATCTTGTCATGGCTCTGGTGCCCCTGGACCGGCCAGAAGAACAAGCGGTCCCAGACCTTGCGGCCGGCGTACTGCGGACCGGTGATGACCAGGGTGAGCTCGAGCCAGGCGTTGCCGGTGTTCTGCGAATCCTTGCGCTGCTGCGCCTCGATGACGGCCTGGTAGGTGCCGTTCGGGATCAGGTCAAAGCTGTCGGATTCGGGCTGGTGCTGGTTTGCGTCGAATGAAAACATGGTTGTGCCTCCTTAGGCGTCGTTAAGAATCTTGCTGGTAATGGTCGCCAGGTTCGGCGGCTCATAAGGGTCGAGGCGGCCGGATCGATCCTTGGCCTCGTATTGGTGGTCCCTGGCGGTCTGCAGGAACCGGGCGATCGCTCCATCCTGGGACGGGTCCGGCTCGGCGCGCATGGCCATCACCAGGTCGAACCAGTACGGAAGCTGCTGGCCCAACTTGTTGCCTGGCATGCTGGGTACGAACATCAGGCTGCCGCTGTACTCGTCCTTGATGCGCTCGAGCTTGGCGGTCATCAGCACGTGGTAGCCGGGCAGGTCGCGGAACGTGCGCACCAGGTTGCCGACCTGATCCATCGTCTGGCCGTAGGCCTGGCGGGGGTCAGAGGCACGCTTCTTATCATTGGCCAGGAGCACCTCGCCAATCTCCGACAGCGAGTCGATGCAGATCTGCTCGAACTCGGTGCCGGCCATCAGCATGTTGACGATCTCCTCGATGTCCTCGACCGTCTTCACCTCGACCACCTGGATGTGCTCCGGTGCGTTAACCAGGGAGAGCAGGCCGCCCTCGGCACTGATCACCAGGGTGGGCCGGTCACTGGTTGCGCACAGCACGGTCTTGCCGGAGCCGGCCGCGCCGTACACCAGGGCGCGGATGCCCCGGTTCTTTACCGCCTCGTGCGGCTTCATGATCTTGATTGCCATCAGTCAATCTCCTCGACTTTGATGCCGGTCTTGCCCGGCGTGGTAACGATGGCCGGCAGAATGTCGTCGAAGATCTCCGGATCATTGAGCTCGAGGTGCTTGAACATCTTCGCGTCGAGTTCGTACTTGGTCCGGAACACCTTGTTGAACATCGAGCGACCGATCTTCTTGCGCACGGCGGACACCTGGTCGATCAGCACCTTGCGGTACTGGCGGGCCGTGGTGGTGACCTTGAAGTGCGGTGTCAGGGTGGTGATGCTTCCGGCGTCCTTGACCGGCACAACATCGGTGAGCTGCTGCTCGATATGCTTCATGCGGCTATCGAGCATGTCGCGCTGGTGCTTTAGCCGCAGGTACTCGGAGGCCAGGTCGTCGGCAATGTTGATGTCGATGCTCATTTCGAATCTCCGCTGACTGAAGGCGACCAGGCCGGCTCGTCCGGCGGGAAGTAGCCGTTCGTAATCATGTGCTGCTCGAGCCTGGCGACCGCCCGCTGAAGGGCGATGACCGCCTGCCGCTGATCCTTAACCTCGGCGTCTATGACCTCGAGCTCGGTCTGCACATCAGAGACCTTCAGCTTGGGGTGTGTGCCGGACAGGCGCTTGAACACATAGGGCACGCCCTGCGCTGCGCAGGCCTCCTTGATGTGGTAGGACTGGATCTCGATGTTTTCGGACTTGCCGGCCTTTACCAGCATGGCCTTGATCTCCGCGCCCTGCTCCGGAAGTGTCATGTTGGGCATGCGCGCCTGGTTGTCCCGGACCCAGTTGCCGATCATTATCCAGTCGGTATTGGCTACGGTTTTCTCTACGGACTTTCGGTTGCTTGGCATTTCAGTTCTCCGTTGAATGTTGAAAAGTGGCCGCTTACGGCGGCCAGTCGGTCAGCGCCTGGCAATGACATTGCTGTCACGAGGTATGGCTCTTGGAGACCACGCCATCGCTGACTGCGGGTGTTACTAGCGCCACCTCCCGCTGGGCTGCTTGATGCTGGCCACGCGAACGTCTTCGTTCATGACCAGGTTCGAGTAGAGGCTGCGCATCTTCTGCTCGGCCTCCTCGAACGTGTCCCAGAGATACGGCTTGCGACGCTGCGAGCTCCTTACCAGGGCCCACTCGTCGCAGCCGTCTTTGGCGTTGCGGATCCTGACCTCGATGCCGTACTTCACGCTACCGGCCTCTTCAGGAACGCGCGCGCCCCCTTGGTGATACCCAGGCTGGCGCCGGCCTGGCGGAACTTGCGCACCGCCTTCTTGACCGGGTAGTCGTAGTCCTCCATGTAGCGGGCCTCGGACAGCGGCACCTTCTTCAAGGTGACGCCGGTCCCGTAGCCGATGGTGCAGACAGAGATCTTCTTCCGCCCCTCTTCAACCAGCGCGCAGTACACGCCCTGGTCGGTTCCGTATCTAACGAGTTTCATCGTTGGTCTCCTCTTGGAGTTGGCTGATCATTACGCGCTGAGCATCGAGCAGCTCTCGAGCGAATTTGCTCGTCAGCGCGGCTGACTTGAGGTCGGTGTTCATGAAGGCCTGCGCGCTATCGAATGCCGATATCTGCGCCGGCCCCAGGTCGGGGTGATCGGGGTGGTAGACCACCACAAATGAATTGTCGGTGAATGAAAAAAACTGTAACTCGCCATCCTTCCATTCAGCGGTGGTTTTCATGTGGTAGGCAAACTCATCGAACACCTCATCGATGTCGCCGACATCACAAACGCCAATAGCGTTGGTCATTGCTTTGGCGAGTTTCATTGCTGGTCTCCTTGGAAGCCGGCGGCTCCCAGGTAGTGGGCATCGAGCAGATCGACAAGGCGATCACAGGTGCCCCTGGTGCATTCAAGCCTGGCGGCGCGCTTGGCCAGGCTCAGGTACCGCACAGCGGTCCAGGCCTGGTCGCGGTTGCGCACGCTCTTGACGACGCGCGCAGCCTTGGCGACCAGGTGCTGGTCCCAGGCGATGTCCAGGCGGACCCTGGCGGGAAGTGAGTAGGGGAGCTTCATACCGGTCCCTCCTCGATCGTCACGGTCTGGTACGAGCGAATACCGTAGGCGGACTCGGTACGAGTGCGGAACCCGTTGCGGACCCAGCCGTTGAACCGGCGACTGCGCCTGGCATCCTTCACCAGCTCGCGCACGCTGCGCTTCTCCGGGTAGCTGACGCGGCTCTTCACTTCGTACTGTCCGCGCAGCACCTTGTAGAAAGGGGCCAATGGGGTGCCCAGGTTGACGCTCTCGTCGACCTTTTCCCAGAACGTGGTGACAATCAAACGTCGCATGATTCATCCTCCAATTCAGGTATCGCGTTATCGAGCAGCGCGTGCAAGGTGTTGGCCAGGTCGCGTCGACGATCTCCGGACATCGGCTTGTCGTCGTACAGTGCAAGCATCACGCGTTGCAGGCTATGCATGACTTCCGGCTCGATGATGAAGTGCCTGACCTGGCGCTCCTGGCCGCGGACCAGCAAAGTAAAGCCGGCCATCAGGCCGCGGCCTTGGTCTTGGCTGCGACGCGCAGCGAGGTGACCTGGCGGTCCTTGGTGTAGGCCCGGATCAGCTGACGGGACGGCTTGAGGTAGGCGGCGACGCCTTTCCAGTCGGTCAGGCTGCGCACCTGGCGCACGATGGCGACGCGGAACAGGTCGCCCTCGACGACGCTGACGGTCTCATCGACCCCCTTGATGGTGGTCTCGAGCTCGCGGGCCTCGGACTGGAGCCGATCGATCTCGGCGCGAAGGTGGCCCAGGCGGTCGGCCGCGCGGGCAAGCGGAAGGGTAGTGGCATTCATGGCTTTTCTCCTGTTGGGGTAGCGGCCGTCTGGCTGCTGTTCACTGAATCCCCAACGACAGTATACACGAAAGGTGGGGCCGTGAAGCCCCAATTTGGGTCAGACTTCGGCCAGGAACTCCCTGGCCAGCTTGATCGCCCCGCTCAGGGTTTTGGACGAGGCGACCTGGTTGCCGTAGGCACGCTCGACCAGGAACGGCCGCTTGCGCTCGACGTAGGTCCAGCGGCTGGTGGCCCGGGTCGCGTCGTAGCGGATCCAGAGGCCGTGCTTCTTGAACTCCTTGTCGTGGCAGACGCTGGTCCACTCGCGGACCATGTCGTGGTCGACCTCGATGGGATCCTGGCCGTGAGTGTAGCTGTCGAAATAGATCATGGTGTGTCTCCAGGTTGGTGGCCGTCCGTGGCCGGGGTTGTCAGGCGTCGTAATCGCAACCGCAGCCGCAACCCGGCACGCATGCTTCCAATTCAACCCATGTCAGTTGTTCGCGAACGTCTTTCAGGGTGTGTTCAAATAGGCCGTGCGTCATTTCGCCGTTTCCGAAATGAAAGCCTTCAGGCGCGCGAATTTCCCAGACTGGATCGGGTGACGACCACTCGCGGCGAAGGTCTTCAACGAAGACGGTTTGTCCGCTCACAGTCGCGACACTGTGAAGTGGGTAGAGGCCGTCGTAGGCCTGCTTTTCCTGTTCAGTTGCTTTGCGCATGTCTCTCTCCGGTTGGTGGCCGTCCCTGGCCGTTGTGTTCAGTCGATCAGGGTGTGCAGGATGCCATCGCGATAGCCTTCCTCGTAGAGTGGAGAGTCCTCGTTCTGTGATCCGACACCAGTCACTCCATCGCGGAACCCTTTCGAGTAGTCCTCCGCTTCTCGCTGAGACCTTACAAGGCCGCTCTCAATAGCTTGTTTCAGGTACTTGTTCATTTTCTCTCTCCAGTTAGTGGCCGTCCGTGGCCAGGGTTGATCAGGCAGCGAGCGCCAGCGTGTCGATGATCGTCGAACGGGCGATCTGCGTCCGCTGGGACACGGTGTCCATGTTGACCGTCTGCCCGGTGGGCTTCAGCGCCTCAGTCACGCTCTGCTCGCCCAGGCGTTGCGGCCGTCGGCCAGGTGCTCAGGGTAGGACGGGGTGTCCCACTCCTCGAGGGCCCGGCCAAGCTGGGCCGACGTCAGGCCGCCGTTGCGGAACACGCGGGCCAGCAGAGCGTCGCCGGCGGACAGCTTGATCTCGCGATCCTTCATGCGGTCGATCAGGCGCTCCTCGCGCTCGAAGCTGGCCGGCAGCCGGGCGGCAATGCGCTCGACCAGGTCCGGGATCCGGCGGGCGATGAAGGTCGTCTGCTTGGTCTCGACCTTCACCTCGCCCCAGAAGCACAGGTTCGAGCAGACCATCACGCTCTCACCGACGACCAGGCCGCGGCTGACCGACTGGTCATAGCTGCCGCGCAGGCCGACGACCCAGGACAGGTCGGTGCGCTCGGACCGGACCTCGATGGTGCCGAACATCCGCATGTTGTCCTTCGAGACGGCGAACTCGGCATTGGCCGGGACCAGGCCGTTGGCGCTCAGGTTGTCGACCACCAGGTTGGCGTAGTCGCTGAACGGGTAGACAAAGTGACGCGGCCCCTGGGCGTCCGGTACCGGCAAGCTGGCCAGCTCCGGCAGGGTCAGGCGGGTTTCATTGGCGGGGTTGTACATGACCATTTTCGGCCTCCGTTGTTTGTTGGTTCCTGGAACATCCCAGGCTCGAGCCCCCTCGCGAGGAGGCTCTGGTCTGGTCAGTCGAGGGTGAACCCGTCAGCGTGCCACTTGTCGATGTCGGCCATCGAGACCTGGCAGGGCTCGGCGTTGATGATCTTCTCGACCCGGTCGAGCTCGGGATCGAGGGCCCTGAAAGCACACTCGATCGCGGCCGCCTTGGCGTAGTAGCTCTCGCGGCCTTCCGGCGCCATGTAGACGCTGCCGGCGCGATCCAGGCAGCGGCAGTACCGGTCGTAGAGCTCGCTGCGCAGGGCTTTGAGGGCGTTGTAGCGGATTTCCATTGAGTTGCTCATGTCGGGTCTCCGTTAGATGAGTGGGTCCAGCGAGCTGCGCGGCTCGAGGTCGACGTCGATGGTCACCATGGCGGACATGCCGACGGTCTCGCTCCGAACGCCCTCGAAGTCGTAGTTCTCGTAGGCGGCGTAAATGCCGGGGTTGTAGGGGTCGTCGACAGCGTCGGCGATCTCGATGTACTTGCGGCCAGGGCTGCCGGCCATGGCGTCGATACTGTCGAGAATGTACTCGCGGACGGCGCCGATGCTGGCGCGGGTGGTGACGCGGAACCCGTTGGGGCCCTCGATCACCCAGGAAAGGACGGTGGTGTCATTCATTTTCGGTCTCCGTTGGCTGGGGACTCGGCCCCGGTGGCGGGCGCTCCTTGCCCACCAACAGTGTAGGGTACCAGGCTCAGATCTACAAGGATTTTTTGACTAATATTGAAAATCGTTTGGAATCAAGAAGATAGAATTGCCCTAAAACCATGCAGCATAGTTCAAGGGCTGACTCAGACAGCAAAATGCAGTTAGCTGTCCTACCCGGAGCACTGGAAAAGTTTTCCAGTGGGCGGTGGAACTATTGGGTGGCACCCAACAGTTCATTGGTAGCCGGCTACCAGCGGGATCAATTGACACGGCTCGTGGATGCTTTAAGGTCCACCGAATGGACACGCAAACCACTGAATACCGAACTCAGCCGCTGCTGCATCAAATCGTCTACGAGAAGCTCGGCGGGGTAACCAAAACGGCCAAACGATGCGGGATCCGCACCTCGGCCGTCTACAACTGGTTCTGGCGCGGGATCTCCCCCGGCGCAGCCCTCCAACTCGAGGAGCTGTTCAAGGTGCCAGGCCTGGCGCTGGAGCTGATACGTGAGGCGAAGGAGCTACAAAATGAGAACGGGTAGATGTGAACAATGCGACTGGTACGCGCAGACGGGGACCGGTGAGTTCGGTGAATGCCGGGCCACACCGCCGGGAGGCCTGGCTAACTCGGACGTAGTAACGGTCTACTGGAACTTTCCGCTGGTGCACCGCTACGACTGGTGCTCGGCCTGGTCGGCGATGGAAGATGGCGCGTGACCGGCGACACAGGATATCTTCGGGCGAAGGTGGCCGAGCTCAAGGCGGAGCTCGAGATGGTGCGCGGCAGCGATGCCGCGGCCAGATCCGCACTGGATGCGATATCGAAAATGGACTACTGGCAGGGGGTGCAGATGCGCAAGGTGGCATTGCGTGCGCTCGATAAGCCGGTCCACTAAAAAGAAAACGCCCCCGGAAGGCGCGAGGCCGACCGGGGGCATTAATGTCTGGAGCCACAAACCAGACCTGGTTACCCAACACCAACGGAGGTAGATGCAAGGTGCTCAACATTCACCAGAGAGGAACGTTAAGTGACTGAAACGATATCAGGCCGCTCAGAGCAGCACAAGGCGGCAATCAAATACGCGGAGCTTGGTTTTGGGGTGATCCCGATCCACTGGATCCGCGACGACGGGACATGCAGCTGCGGCCAGGTCGACTGCAGCTCCCCCGGCAAACATCCCCTGACCCGGTTCGGCTCGGCCGATGCCACGCTCGACAAGCGGGCGATCGACAACTGGTGGACACGCTGGCCACAGGCCAATATCGCGGTCGCCACCGGTGAGAAGTGGAACCTGGTGGTGATCGATATCGATGCCCGCGACAACGGCGTCGAGCACTGGCACGAGGTAATCAGCGAGAACGGCGGGATCCATGCCCTGCCGGACACCGTGCAGGCGGTCACCGGCGGCGGCGGCGAGCATCTGTTTTTCCGCTACCCCGACGGCGCCAACATCAAGAACAGCGCCAACAAGATCAAGCCGGGCATCGATGTCCGCGGCGCCGGCGGCTACGTCCTGGTCGAGCCCTCGAACCACGCCAGTGGCGGGGTCTACGAGTGGGAGGGCTCCAGCGATCCGCTCGAGGGCGCCACTCTGGCCGATATGCCCGGCTGGCTGGTGCGCCTGGTCTCGAGCACCTGGCTGGCATCAACCCAGGCGCCACCGAATAGCAACGTGTTCAGCTTCCAGGCCAACGGCCCGGGTGAGCACGTGCCGGCAGACGGCTCCCCGGTCTCGATCGGTGAGCGCAACGTCACCCTGGCCAGCCTGGTCGGGCAGTGGATCCACGAAGGCCAGGCGCGCGATGAACTGATGGCCGCGGCGACCCGCTGGAACAGCGAGTGCACGCCGCCGCTGTCACTGAAAGAGGTCGCGCATACCGTCGAGTCGGTCTGTAACACCCACGAGCGCAACGGCAACCCGGCTGTCCCGGCGACGCGGGAGTATGTCCCGGAGCCGCCAAAGGAGGCGATCCAGGCCGCTGAGAGCGACGATTACGACGACGGGGTGCCCAAGTACCACCTCAGGTGGAATGTGGACCTGTCCAGGCTGCCAGGCGCCCTGCAACAGGGGGTCGATTACTACAACCAGATCACCCCGACACCACAGCCGGAATTCGCCGTCGCCGCCATGCTCAGCCTGGCCTCGGCCGTCGCCGGGCGGCGCTATCACTACGATCACCAGAAGCTAACCCTGTTCCAGGCCCTGATCGCCAGGTCGGGCGCCGGCAAGGACACGGTCCTGCGGGCGGTGCGGCGGATCCTGATCGAGGCCGACCTGGGTGATCGCATCGAGTCCGGCTACCACAGCCGGACGGGGCTCCACCTGTCGCTGTCGACCGGGCCCAGCCGGATCCTGATGATCGATGAGTTCGGGCGGGCGCTAAAACGTATGCAGGACGACCTCAACGCGACCGCGCATGACCTGGTGACCTCGATGATGGAGTCGTTCACCGATGAGCTGGTGAAGCCGCATGTCACGGTCCAGCAGCCGCGGGACATGGTCGAGACCATCCACTGGCCGGCACTGTCCCTGCTCGGCGTCAGTACCCCGGAGGCCTTCTTCCAGGCACTCAGCCTGCGCAATTCCCAGGACGGGGCGCTGGGACGGTTCCTGTACTTCAGGTCAGAGCAGGAGCCGAGCGATGAGCTGCGCCAGCGGTCCAGGGCTGTTGTGCCGCCAGATCTGGTCGAGTGGTGCCACCGGGCGTCAGGCCCGCATCCAAGCGCCGGGCGCAGCGATGGTGACGAGCTCGAGCATGCCTCCCGGGCACCGACACTGACCGAGGTCATTTCCACCGATGGCGCGATCGAGGTGTTCCGGATCCTGCTCAAGGACGTCAGGGCGCTGCAGGCCCGACTCGAGCCCTTTGGCCTGGACTCGATCGTGACCCGCGGCTACGAGCTCGGCGCACGCCTGGCCGGGCTACTGGCGATCGCCGAGGATCCGGTCAATCCGAAGATCACCGAGACCCTGGCCAAGTGGGCCTCGAGCTACGTGATGCGTAGCCAGAACTCGCTGCTGACCGACATCGAGGAGCACGGCCTGGGACAGAGCGAGATCACCCGGGTGATCAACAAGGTGCGCGAGGCCCTGGCCAGGCCGGCAGCTGAGTATGGGCTCACGCTCAGGGAGCTGAAGCGCAACTGCGTTGAATTCAAGAACGCCTCTGCGGAGGTCCAGCACAAGGTCATGGAGATGCTGGCCAAGTCAGGGCAGGTTGAATTAATGGCGGGCCAAAACCGCCAAGGTGGCGGTCGGAAGCCCGCAAATCGGTACCGACTCAGGGAGGGGGCCTAATTAATGGCGATTGACAGCCATTACTGGCGCCCAGTTCCGCCACTATAACCTATTGATTCTTCGTTACTTATTTAATTAATGGAATAAAAGAAGACCCCCCCCATATGTATATAAATAACGCGCGTGTATATATCTCTATGGGGCCGTCCGTCGTTTCGCCGTTTTCTATTTCAGCCCATGGGAGGGCAACAGCAATGATCAGCAGAAAGTCAAAAATTCGTCACGGGTTCAGCCAGGTTCACGTGCTCCAGGAAGGCGAGGAGTTCATTTCAATAACCACCCTGGCTGACAAGTATGGCGACATCGTTGTGGTGGCTACCACCAATGGCGTCTACGTGGTGGGAGACGGTGAGGTCAGCGGCATCGAGTGGCCTGATGAGGAGGTGGACCAGTGACTACCCGCACCTACCAGGAGATGGACGCACTGCGAACCGCAACGATCAACCTGCACAAGGCCAAGCCAGGCCTGCGCGGCAAAGTGGACGCCATGTGCTGCGAATGTATCTACGATCCCGGATCCGGAGGGGGCACCTGGCGGGAACAGGTCGAGGCCTGCACCTCACCCGAATGCCCGCTGTACGAGGTCCGGCCGAGGTCAAAGCCCCATGACTGATTTTGATGAGGGCATAAAAATGCCAGCGCCACCCGATGTGCTGAGCTTCGCACTGCCGTTCCCACCAACAGTGAATCACTACTACCGGCGGACCAACGGCGGCAAGCGCGTGGTGCTGACAGAACGCGGCGTGGCCTACCGAAGCAGGGTCAGAGCCCTGGTCAAAGGCGATCGCCTCGATATGGGCCTTACAGGGCGTCTCACGGTGCATGTCAGCGCACATATGCCGGACCAGAAAGTCCGCGATCTGGATAACCTGCTCAAAGCCCTGCTCGACTCGATGGAAAAGGCCGGTGTCTACAAGTCGGACGGGCAAATCGACGATCTGCGCATTACCCGGGTAAAATGCTCGGAAATGTCCAGGGACATGGGCGGACTGGTCACCATCCGAATCTGGGAGCACCACGATGACGAGCCAGGCTGAACGCATCATTTCGAAATTCGGCTCGAGCTACCGCCTGGCCAAGGTGCTGACCCAGGTGCTGGATCGCGAGGTCTATACCAGCACCGTCTGCCGATGGCGGCGCAACGGTACCATCCCCCAACGCATGCACGTGGCGGTCTTCGCGGCCGCGGTGCATTGCAAAATCACCCTAAATGCGGAAGACTTTATGGTATTCGACCGATCCATAGATGATTCTCTATGACAGAGGCAAGTAGATCATGGCAGGACCAGGCCGACCAAAGACCGGCGGACGCAAAAAAGGCGTAACCAACAAGGTCACAAAAGAGCTCAAGGACATGATCCTCGGCGCACTCGACAAGGCCGGCGGGGAGAAGTACCTGCAGCAACAGGCGATCGACAACCCGACCGCGTTCATGACCCTGGTCGGCAAAGTGCTCCCGACCACACTCAAGGGCGACGGCAGGGGCGGCAACATCATCCTCGAGGTTCGGACCGGCGTGCCGAAACCCGATGGCAGCGACTGAGGAAGTCATCTACCAGGGCATGGATCTGCCCTACAAGCCAAGGGAATGGCAGGACAAGGTCCACCGGGCAAAGAAGCGATTCAACGTCCTGGCGCTCCACCGCCGCGCCGGCAAGACCGAGCTCGCGATCATGCAGCTCATCGATGCCGCGATGGAGTTCGACAAGGAGATGGGCCTGTTCATCTACCTGGCCCCCTACCTCAAGCAGGCCAAGGCGATCGCCTGGCTGCGCCTCAAGGAGAAACTGGACCCGATGATCGCCCTCGGCCAGGTCGAGGTGCGCGAGGGCGACAACAGCGTTGTGTTCAAGCACAACGGCTGCATGATCCGCCTGTTCGGTGGCGACAACCCCGACGCCATGCGCGGCTTGCGCATCGACGGCGCCGTCATCGATGAGGTGGCGCAGATCAAGAAGGAGGTCTGGGACGAGATCGTCCAGCCGGCCATGGCCGACCGCAAGGGCTGGGCCATCTTCATTGGCACGCCAAACGGCGTGAACCTGTTCAGCGAGCTCTACTACCACGGCCTCGAGGATCCGCTCTGGCAGTCCGGCCGCTGGACGGTCTACGACACCGACGCCCTGGATCCCGAAGAGATCGAGCGACTCAAGGCGACCATGACCGAGAACGCCTTCGCTCGCGAGTTCCTGTGCGACTTCAGCGCCCAGGCCGAGAACACCCTGATCTCGCTGCACCAGTGCATGGATGCGGTCAACTCGCCACTCAGGATGGAGGACGTCGAAGGCTCGCCGGTGATCCTGGGCGTCGACGTCGCGCGCTACGGCGACGATCGCAGCGTCATCTTTAAGCGCCAGGGCCTGATCGCCTCGAAGCCGAAGGTCTACCAGGAGCTCAGCAACATGGAGCTCGCAGCGATCGTGGCCGAGATGATCAATCACCATCACCCCGACATGGTCTGCATCGACGCCGGCCGCGGTGAGGGTGTGATCGATCGCCTGCGCCAGCTGGGGCACAGCGTCATCGAGGTCAACTTCGGTGGCAAGCCGATGAACCCGCACTATGTGAACAAGCGCGCCGAGATGTGGGACGCGGTAAAGCTGTGGCTGGGCAGCGGCGGCAAGATACCCAACGACCAGCGCCTGATACAGGATCTGTGCACGCCGACCTACAGCTACGACAACGCTGCACAGAAGTTTCAGCTCGAAAGTAAAGACAAGATCCGCGAGCGTGGACTGCCATCACCCGACCTCGGTGACGCCCTGGCGCTCACCTTCGCTTACCCCGCCGAACCGGCGCCGAGTAAATCGATCACTGGTGCCAATGTAGATCTGCGAGCCACCGCCAGGCGGCGCAAGAGAGAGTACGACCCGCTCGATCACATATAGTTGCGAAAACTGCTACCTACACGAAAGTAGGTGGGCGACCTATCATGCACGGGAATATATCTATTTCCGGAAATGCATAGGAGATCCTCTATGTGTGGCAGCGGCCCCAAGTACGATCCGCCACCCCCGCCGCCGGCAGCGCCGCGCATGGTCGACCAGGGCGTTCAGCAGGCCCGTGCTGACGACAAGCGTCGCCAGCGTATGGCTGCCGGGCGTAGCTCGACCATCAAGACCTCCGGCGACCTGCTCGGCCAGGCATCGACGACGGGCAACCTGCTCGGCAGCTGATGGCTCGCAACCAGAAAAGGATCGACCACTACCGCAAGCGGTTGAAGTCGCTCGAGACCGAGCGTTCGCCGTTCATACCACTGTGGCGTGAGCTCAGCGATTACATCCTCGGCCACCGCGGTCGATTCCTGGTGACCGACGGCAACAAGCCGAAGCGCAACACCAAGCAGCACAACAACACCGCCAAGATGGCGGCGCGCACCCTGGCCTCCGGCATGATGGCCGGCATCACCTCGCCCGCCAGGCCGTGGTTCCAGCTCGGCACGCTGGATCCGGATCTGGCCGAGTTTGGGCCGGCCAAGATCTGGCTGCACGATGTTGAGATGAAGATGCGCGAAGTGTTCGCGCAGTCGAACGTCTACAACCAGCTGCACGCCAGCTACGCCGAGCTGGGCACCTTCGGCACTGCGCCGATGGGCGTCTACTTCAACCGCGAGAACATCATCCGGGCCAAGGCCTATACCGCCGGCAGCTACATGCTGGCGACCAATGGCTTGGACGAGGTCGACACCTTCTTTCGCAAGTACCGCATGACCGTGGGCCAGGTGGTGAAGGAGTTCGGCAAGGACAACGTCAGCCGCTCGTGCCTCGACAACTGGAACCGCGGCAATACCGAGTCCTGGGTGAACATCATCCACTGCATCGAGCCCAACGACGACGCTGACATGATGTCGGCAAAGGGCACCTCGATGCCCTACCGCTCGGTCTACTTCGAAGAGAACCAGTCGGAGGACAAGTTCCTGCGGGTGAAGGGCTTCGAAGACTTCCCGATCATGGCGCCGCGTTGGGACATTGCCGGCGACGACATCTATGCGACCTCGTGCCCCGGCATGGACGCACTCGGCGACAACAAGGCGCTGCAGCTGCACGAGAAGCGCACCAGTACCGCGATCGACATCCTGGTCGACCCGCCGAAGCAGGCGCCGATCGCAATGAAGAACATGATCTCCGGCAGCTTCCTGCCTGGCGACCTCGAGTTCGTGCCGGACACCGGTAATGGCATCAAGTCGATGTACGACTTCAAGCCAGACCTGAACGCCATGGCATCGATCTCCGCGCGTGATGAGGACCGCGTCAACAAGGCCTACTACGTGGACCTGTTCCTGATGCTGGCCAACAGCGATCGCCGGCAGATCACGGCACGCGAGATCGAGGAGAAGCACGAGGAGAAGCTGTTGATGCTGGGCCCGGTGCTCGAGCGTCTGCATAACGAGCTGCTCAACCCGCTGATCAAGCGCACTTTCAACCTGATGATGCAGGCCGGCGTGCTGCCTGAGCCGCCGAGTGATCTGCAGGATACCGCGCTCAACGTCGAGTACATCTCGGTCCTGGCCCAGGCGCAGAAGCTCACCGCCATCAACGGCCTCGAGCGCCTGTCGACCTATGCCATGAACCTGGCCCAGGTATGGCCGGAAGCGCGTCACAAGTTCGATGCCATGCAGTCGATCGACGAGTACGCACAGTCGGTCGGCGTGGCACCTCGCGTGGTCAAGGACGACGAGGCAGCCGAGGGCGCGATCGCTGCCGAGAGACAGCAGCAGCAGGCCGCACAGATGGCAGAGCTGGCGCCGGGCATGGCCCAGGCCGCCAAGAGCATGGCCGACACCGATGTTGAATCGGCCAACGCCCTGACTCGCTCGATGGGTCTGGCGTGAACAAGAAGGAGCAGGAAAAGCAGCTCCTGGAGCTCAAGCAGGCATGGCAGTTTGTCATGGGCTCGAACCAGGGGCGGATGGTGATCCAGAACATTCTGGATCTGTGTGGCCACGGGATGTCGCCGTTCGTGAACGGTGGCACCAACGCCACGATCAAGAACGTAGGCATGCAGGACGTTGGGCGATTGATTGCGAATGCGGCAATGGCTCATGCGTTCGATGACTACATCAAACTCATGAAGGAAGGAAATGAACATGGCTGAAGCTCAGACCGCCGACACTGCGGGTGCGGCTGACGATGCAGCCAGTGCGTCGCCTGATGATGGTGACCTGCTGGAGGCCGGACAAGGTACCGAACCTGGTGCCGACGATGGTGATGATGCAGGCGCTGCCGCAGGCGGCGAACAAGCTGGTGGAGAAGAGCAATCCGACGTACCCGACGAGTACGCCGCATTCAGCACTCCTGAAGGCATAGAAATAGACGAGAACCTGGTGGCCCAGGCGAACCCGATCTTCAAAGAGCTCGGACTATCGCAGGAACAAGCCCAGAAGCTCGTCGATTTTCAATCGGCGCAAGTAAAGGCCCAAGTCGATGCTTTCCACGAGCGTGTAAACGGATGGAAGGAGGCGTCACGCAGCGACCCTGAAATTGGCGGCGACAAGCTCGATAGCAACGTCGCGATCGCCAACAAGGTGTTGTTCGATGCGTTCAGCCAGCCGTTTGTAGATGAACTGAAGCAGATCGGTTTCCTCAATCATCCGGAGTTCATCCGGGGGCTGAGCAAGCTCGGCAATCAGTTCTACACCGAGGACGATCCCGGCGGCGGCAATGCTGCTGGCCGTGAGAAGTCCCGCATTGAACGACTCTACGGAAAAACTGAATAGGAGTAACGACTCATGGCCACTCTCGGCTCAACTTATTTCGATCTGATCGATCTTTACAAGAGTCAGGAACCCGATGGCACCATTGCGGATGTCATCGAGATGCTGATGGAAATGAACCCGATCCTCGAGGACGCGATGGCCGTTGAATGTAACAACGGCACCAAGCACCTCACCACGATCCGCACCGGCCTGCCGTCGGTTGCCTGGGGCAAGCTGTACCAGGGTATCGCGCAGTCCAAATCGACCAAGGCACAGGTCGAGGATACGACCGGCTTCGTGGAAGCCCTGTCGACTATCGATACCAGGCTGCTCGAGCTGTCCGGTAATGAGGGCGCGATTCGCCTGTCCGAGGCCCAGGCCTTCATCGAGGCGATGAACCAGGAGGTCGCCAGCACCCTGTTCTACGGCAACACCGCAAGTGCGCCGAATGAGTTCATGGGTCTGACCCCGCGCTATGACAGCCTGTCCGCAGCGAGCGGTAACAACATCGTCAACGCCGACCCCGATTCGGACGGCGCCGGTGGTGATTACACCTCGATCTGGTTCGTGACCTGGGGCGACAACCAAACCCAGCTGCTGTACCCGAAGGGCACCAAGGCTGGCGTCGACCGCATGGACAAGGGCGAGCAGCGCGTCACCGATGGCGACGGTAACGCTTACTACGTGAAGGAAGAGCTGTTCCGCTGGAACATCGGCCTGTCGGTTCGTGACTGGCGCTACAACGTCCGCATCGCGAACATCGATACCTCGCGTGCACTGGCCGATCCGGGCAACGTGGACGGCAATAGCAACTCGATCTACGACTACATGCGCAAGGCTTACTGGAAGATGCAGTCTCGCCGCGTGCCAGGTGGTCGCATGGCGATCTATGCCAACCGCGACATGCTCGAAGTGCTGGATGGTGCTGGCGTTGGTGCCGGTGCTACCGACCACTTCCTGCGCCTGCGCCCGATGGAGATCGAAGGCAAAGAGGTTCTCACCTACCGGGGCATCCCGATTCGTGAGTCCGACGCTTTGATCTCTGGCGAAACTGAAGTCAGCTGATCTGACTAGCCAACGCAACTGAAATAGGAGAAATGTAATGATCTTCAGTGCACAACAGATGTTCACCGAGGCTGGCGGTCAGACTGTCAACACGACCGAAGACTCAACCAACGTGATCGACCTCGGCGCTGCCGGCACCCCTTATGGTGCCGCTGCCGCGCTCAGTAACGACCCTGGTCCGGGTAACCCGGTATCGATTCTGGTGCAGGTCACCAGCGCGATCACTGGCACCCTGGTGGTCAAGGTGCTGAACTCGGCTGCCGAGAACCTCAGTTCCGAGACCGTGGTCGCCCAGTACACCTTCCCGGCAACGGCCGCGGCAGGTTCGCAGTGTGCCATCCAGGTGCTGCCGCATCAGCTTGATCAGCGGTATCTGGGCCTCGAGTTCAGCGGCGCGACCGCTGGCGTCGTCGAGGCGGGTATCACGATGGGCAACCAGTCCAACGGTATCTGATCCCTCCCTCCCACAGGGAACTACCCTTGGCCCGCCTTCGGGCGGGCCTTTTTTTAGAGATGAACGATGGCCTATACCTACAAAGTAAAAGCCCCGATTTTTTACAAGAGCACGCTGTACCGCCCTGGCAAGCGTGATGTGCTCGTCTCCGATGAGGAGCTGGATTACAAGCAGCTCGAGCTCATCGAGGGCGAGAAGGCGGTGAAGGTGGCGAAGAAGCGCGCCGCCAAAAAGGCTGCGCCTTCGCCGACTCAGGCCGTGAGCAATCCGCCGAGCGGCGGCGGTGGTGTGAAGGCAGCGATCCAGGACATCGAGTTCGAGGACTAAGCGATGAACAAGGTCGAGATCTGCAACCTGGCGCTGGGCAACATTCGAGAGAGCTCGATCAACTCGCTCACCGAGACCAGCCTGGCCGCACAGGTGTGTGATCAGCGTTTCGACCACTCGGTAAAGGTGCTGCTCGAGGCCTTCCCCTGGCGCTTCGCTCGCAAGACGACCGCTCTGGCGCTGCTGTCGGCGACGCCGAACGGCTGGGAGTATGCCTACGACCTGCCGAGCGATTGCATCACGCCGCTGCATGTGGTGCCGGAGAACTGGCCAGGTGGTCTCGGCGATCGCACGATCGAGTACCGGTTCGATGACTGGACCGAGGACTACCGCTACCCGACGCCGGCGAGCTGGGAGCTGGTTGAGCTCGATGGCGACCGGGCGATCGTCACCCAGCAGGCCGAGGCCTATCTGATCTACACCGCCGCTCAGTCAGACGAGTCGCGGTTCAATGCTCACTTTGTCGAGTCCCTGTCCTGGTACCTGGGTGCGATGATAGCGATTCCCCTGGCTGGTGCCGAAAAGGGGCGCGATCTACGCAAAGACTGCCTGCAGATCTATGACGAGGTTTTGAATCAGGCAAAGGCACAGGATGCCAATCAGCAGGTCGGCGTTTC